AAAAGTAAAGCAACCACAGTCTCAATCATTGTACGCTCCGTTCTTATATCCTAGATCCCTGTTGGCATCTTTTAATTCTTCTATGTCCACTAATACTTTGTCCATCTGTCCTCTTAAAAATTCTATGTTGACTTTGTTTAACGCCATATTTTCAAGGTGTGCATTTATACGATCTAAATTTTTGTAAATATCCTCAAGCATCATAAATTGCTCAGAATCCGCGGGCAGTGATCCTAGTTGTCCACGTGGCCATTTGATTCTAAACTCTGTATTTTCTTCAAGATCTTTTTCCATAATCTGTATACGAGTGTCTGCAATGTTTAGACGTTCTATAATTTGAAAATAGCCCATGGTGCCAAGTGCTACGATGACGATCAGCGAGGCAACCGTCTTCATAGGCATCTGCACGGCTGCCTCTTCCGATATGTTGAGTGGTTTTTTACTCATAAATTACTTTGGTAAAGAAGCTGTTAACCATTGATGTATTTTTTTGAATGGCCAACAAATAATTTTCCAAATCCATTTTATAATTTTTTTTACCATATTGTCCTCCGTCATAATTAGTGGTGTGTGTCCACAATCACAATAGTTACATTCTATAACACCTCTGTGTCTATGTCCACAATCTACACAAATGTTAATCATGTTTTTTCTCCTCAATTTCGTAGAAAAAATTGTCAGTATCTTCAGTAATCCACTGTCCAGAGTCCTCTACGTTCCACTCTGTTGTTTGCACTTTCCAATCAGGCACAGTCTTTTTAACTGTAAAAGAGGGTATATCCCAAATTAATCTGTTGTTTGGTTGTGCAGCATAATTGCCATCATTTAATGCAAGTATGTGAGCGCACTTGTGTTCGTGCGGTATCTCTGAATGATCAGTATCTATGATGTTAGCGTCTGGGTGTGCAAAGTCAATAGTAAATAAATATTTTCCTCTATGCCATTTTTTATCTTTACCAATGTATTTACCTGATTGTGAAACTAAAAAATCCCAACTAGTAACAGCAGGATAATAGCTAAAACAATTCCATAACTGAAGTTCATCAAGTCTACGTTTAGGAACATCTTCCGGTCTAAAACCTCTCTGTATGAAGGCAGATATCGGGAGACGATAAAAGACAGCCCCATTCTCCATAATCGCATGGAATAAAAGAGCCCGGCCTTCAAGAGCAGATACACCGAAGATAATACAATCTTCAACTTCTCCATGATGTTTTTGTAAGTCATATAAAAACTCCCTTCTTATTTGTGCATAAGTTGCTGGTATGTTTGCATTTAAGTAAGCCATGCTTGCATACTATCATCAAAGTCTCTGTAGTCTATCGTTATTTCGTCACCTATGTTTATATCTTTTAACGCAATGCCATCATCATTTACACTAGGATCAGTACTATGATTTAAATATTTTTCATTATCGATGCCCATAACAAACATTTTAGATCCTAACTCTCTTTCGTAGGAATGTGTGTCGATAAACTTAGCAAGAGCTAGAGGCATACGTGGCAAGTTTTCACTGTTAAATTCTATTTCAAATTCAGGTCTAACTTCTTTTATTTTTTCACCTTTCTTTGCATTTTCTTTTGCAAAGACTCCCACTCCATGTATTTTACTTTTATCAAGATATGTATCTATCAATAACATTATTTTATTGACCCCCAGTTAGGACCAGATTCATAATCTACTTTGTTTGGTATTTTAAGATCAACTGCATTTTCCATAATATCTTTTACTTTGTCCGCTATAACTTTGTTAGGTATTGATATGTCTAATTCATCGTGAACCTGAATGTGTGGTGTGATGCCTTCTCTATGTAATTCCAACATAGCTTTCTTTGTCATATCAGCTGCACTACCTTGAATTAATTTATTTAAAGCTTTGTATGTAAAAGCTCTACGTGTAGGATTGTTGTGCCAATAATTTGTTTTTACATTACCATCTTTATCTTTTAACAATTCACCTTCATCATCTTTTAAATAAGGACCCATCTTTTGTAAATCTTCCATACGTTCTTGATCTTCTGGTGGAACATATTTACCCCAGTCTGATCCACGAAGTATAGGTTCATATTTTGGAAAACGACAACGTCTATTTAATAAAGTTTTTATTTGTCCTCTGTTAGAAGCAGCTTTCATAACTTCGTTCATTAATTGTTTTACAAATGGAACTTTGCTGTGATATTTATTAAACAGCTCCTCTGCTTTGTATTTACTTACGCCTAACTCTGCTTGTAGCTTTGCTTTACCCATACCATAAAACAAACCTAAATTAATTACTTTGGCCTGATCTCTAGGTATCTCTGCCATCTCAGCAACTATTTTATGAAAGTCTGTTGATGGATCAGTATCGTAAGAATCAGCTATTGGATTAACAGAAGCTAATCCATATCTTAGTGCATAGTGTGCAACAAGTCTTGGTTCCTGTTGCGAGTAGTCAAAACAACCCCACTCACACCCTTTCTCAGGTATAAATAAAGATCTAATTAAAGGCCCTGTGTCTGGATCTCTTGCGGGTATTTGCTGTAGATTAGGATTAGAATAACTAAATCTACCAGTGACCGTTCCACCATCGTCAGATCTAATTTGATTTATTTCTGCATGTATTCTACCTCGATATTCATGTTTTAAAATAGTGTCAATAAATGTTGTGTTAACCTTGTTTATCTTTCTAGCCTCTGCTATCTTTTGTATGATTGGATTTTTATGATTAGACAGGAAGTTTTTTGTAAATGAAGGCTCACCAGATTTTGCAGTTCTCTCGTAAGATAATTTTAGTTTGTCAAAAACTTTGGCGATCGATCGGGCAGCCCATATCTGAGTATCTATTCCTGTTTCTATTTTCACTTGGTGTATTAGGCGTTCTTCTTTGGTGGTTAATTCTTTTTTTAATTGACTGGCTCTGTGAACGTCTACACGAACTCCGAGGAACCGCATATCAACTAAACAAGGAAAAAGATCTGTCTCAAGATTAAATATAGATTGTAGGTCTTGCTCTATTATTAATTTTTTTACATGTTGCCATAATTTAAAAGTTAACTCTGCATCTTTTTCAGCGTATGCTCCAACTTCTTGCGCTGGTAGTTTCCACATATCTGCTTTAGCATCTAACCCTCTTTGCTTTGCTGCTTCTAACAAAGCTCTTTCATTTTTACCCTCGTTTAGAAAATGCCAAGATAAAGTATTTAGTGTGTATGAAAATCTGTTTTCATCTAATAAAGAACATGCAATCATGGTATCAACCACTAAACCATTGATATTTAGGCCTAAACTACGTATCCAACTAACGTCATACATGGCGTTGTGAAATATTTTCGTAGCTGGACAATCTAAAATATCTTTAAACCATTCTAAAGTTTTCTTTCGATCCATGTTAGGACCAGATTCGTGAGCTATAGGAAAATACCAACTTTCATTATAAGTGGCTACAGAAATACCAACTATCTCACCATTACCAACCACAGAGCCAGAGCCTTTTAATTTTAAATCAGGATCTCTAGTCTCCAAATCTATTGCAATTTCATCGTAAGATCTAAGATCAGGATACTCTGTTGGTTGCACCCACTCAGTTTGTGGTATAATCATTTTTTCTTTTCGTCTTTTATTTTAAGTAATTCTAGTTGACAATAATGTATTATCTTCTTTATGTCTTCTGTTCCGCCTTTACGTTCATAGCGGCAAACGTATTTTATAACGTTCCCCTGAAAAAACGACAAATTGTTTTTTGAAATAAACTCATAAGGTTGTATAGGAAACTTAGTATAATGATTTCCACCCACCTGAGTGTATTGAGGAAACGCTTCCTCAAATATATCTTTTGTTGTCATAGTTGATATTCCTTTATTTTCTTTTTTGCTTTTAATTTGTATAGATTATTACGTGCTCTTGTAATGCCCACATACCACACTCTATGCTCCTCATCTTGTTTGTCAACACTTAAACTAATGCCTTTTTTAACTTTTGATCCCTGGTGCATGGATAAAATTACATTATCTCCTTCTCCACCTTTTGCTGCATGAATAGTTGATAACCAAATTCTAGCAGGTTCATCTAGCTTTTCGTTTGTTGATAAAAGATTACGTAAGTATAGAATTTCTTTTTGGTCTTCGACAAATTTATCAAACCATGGAATCTTATCATCCCAATCACCATTTGGTATGTAGTCTTTAACTTCTTGTATTTCTTTTTCATCTAGCTCACCTTCGTTTCTCCATTTAGTGTAAGCCACAGCAGCTTTGTACAAACCAACTTTAAAACTTTTACCTTTGTTACTTTGATAATAATAATTTTTATTTTTTAAATCTTTCATTATTTGCAATAGATTAGATTTAGTTCTAGTAAGAATTAACCATTTACCTTTTGTCAAGTCTACTTGATTAATATCAGCTATCGTTTGACAATCTCCTTCATAATCTCTGGAATCGTAGTATTTGTATTTTCTAACACCTTGTATTTTCATTATTGGAAAATTAGATTCTAGTTGCACGGACACTGATACTCTTCTTGATTGTCTTAAAACTATTTCTTTTGCAGGTTCCTCTACAAATCTTTTAACATCTGCACCAGCCCACGCAAAGATAGCTTGATCATCATCACCTGCTAGATACATGTGCTCTGTGTGGTTTTTTAATTTATCGTATAATTTCCATTGTAGTGGAGATAGATCCTGTGCCTCATCTATAAATATGGCTTTAAATTGTGGTATTTTATCTGAGTCTATTACTCTTTTTATCATGTCATTAAAATCCACTAGTTGATTATTTTGTTTATATTTTTTTAAATTTATTGAGATATGTTTTAGCGTATCCCAATCTATTTCTTTTCTATCATGTTCGTTTCTGTCAAACTCTTTTCTAATATCTATATCTTTGTTAATAGATCTTTGTATCATCTGAAAGTATGGATTATTACAAGTTAAAAAATGTGTTTCTTCTTCGTTATATTTATCTGAAAAAGAAACTCGTATTCCTAGTTGTTTACCCAACTCTTCGTAGTGATATGGTTGCATAATGTCTTCATCACTCAAACCTAGCAGGTGATAACAAAAAGCATGTAAAGTTTGAAAGTATGGAACTTTAGATTCAGATACACCAATTCTACTCCTAGCTTCTGCCGCAGCTTTTTTTGTAAAAGCAAAGTATCCTATCTTATGATAGGGTACACCTTTTCTAACGTAAGCTTTAACTCTTTTTATTAGTCTATAAGTCTTACCTGTTCCAGGTGGACCAAAAATTTTATTGATCTTTTCCATTGGCTTTTTTAAATGTGTCAGTTAAACGTCCTTTCCATCCATAGTTACCAATGTGTGTGGTTTCTCCGTCAGCTACTCCGTAAAATTTAAAACCAGATTTTCTAATTAAATTACAAAAGTTAACATCTTCACCCCACCAGTTTCCATTTTTATCAAAGGTGGTGTCCCAAAAATTATAAAAATATTTGTTAGCTTTCTCTGATACTATTTCTTTTTGTTTTATTTTTAGATTTGGATAGTCTTTAATTAATTTTTCATAAACTCTTCTATGCACTAAAGTTAAACCTGCAGGTCCTTTTGTTAATTCAACTAATCCTTTTTCATCTATTAAAATGTCAGTTGGGTCTTCAAACTCTACAGAAAATTTTAAAGTTTGATCTTGAGTTTTTTTACGATAAGGCACACAAATAGCGTCTTTTTGAGCTATAATCATTCTACCCACTACGTCAGGTTCAAATTCTACATCTGCATCTAAATTTAATTGATAATCATATTCTGTTTCTAAAAACATAGCTGCTAAAACATTTCTACCATATGCAACATATGGACATTTAAAAGTTTGAACAGTTGCTTTTATTTTTGCGGCAGTAAATTTATCCATAAGTTTTATTAAAGATAAACAGGTGCCAACTTGCATTGTGTCATATGCAGGCATTGATATACATACACTCGGTGTCTTCATACTATATTCTCCTTGTTTTCTGATTCTATAAGTTCGTCTGGTATTTCATCTTTCTGTAGTCCTTCTTTAGGAAGTTTTAAAACTCTAATTGGCGGAAAAGAATCTTCGTTCTCACCTTTTGGAAATCTTTTTTTACAATCAAAGTCTCCATTAAAATATTGTTTAATCATGGTAGCCGTTCTGGCTCTTTCCTTAGTCCAGTCCCCTCTTTTTAATTCATCATAAAATTTATCATAAATAAAATAGTAAAAGCCATCGTCTTCTAAAACAGCCCCTGTTTTAAAAGATGCATAGGTTCCAGCTTTTGGTCCGTTAACAAAATCAAATAATTCTTTCTTCAACATGTCCATAGGATTAGTTCCAGCTGGTGGTTTAATTGTTTCCATGTTAGCCCACAAAGTATCTAAGATAGTTTGATATTCATTTTGTTTTAGTATCGGTGGGAATATTGGTGTTTGTTCTGCTATCAATGCCCGCATCTCTTTCATCTCTGCTATTTTTTTAATATGTTTAGCATGTATCTGTACGACTTTACCATCTGCTAGATCTACATTTATAAAAAACTCTGGATCAGGTTTGTAATCCATCTTAATTAAACCAGAAACTTGTGGCCAACTTGTGCTTCTATGACTACCAATACCAAACTTTCTTTTTAAACAAGTGCCCTTTGCACAATAAGAAGAGATAGGTAAATCACTACATTTAAAACCTTTAGTTTCATTCTTCCAATATTTTATTTTTTCTTTTACTTTTCCATCACCCCAAACAGTATCGTAAATAATATAATTTCTAGCTGCTTCTAAAATTTTATCTTCCCAATTGTCAGGATATTTTTTCTTTGCAAACACCATGTAGTTATATAAAAATCTGTCTCTTTCATCTTTTAATTTGGTGCTTGATTCCTGTATCTCTTTGCATATCATTTGTAAACATGGGGGACCATCATGAAACTCCTCTGGCCCACCAGTGATTATTTCTTTTATTTTTTTAGATCCTATATCTCTTAATGTTTTTTCTGTTTGTAAATTTAATTCAACAACTTTTATAAAAGTATCTAAGTCCATTTTACTGCCATCTGTTTTATAAGCTTTACGTTCTGTGCTTTTGTAGTATGGTAAATTTATAAAACTACCAGATGTCTTCTCATTGTTTTGATTAACACCTAGT